CCCCAATGGAATTCACAACCCTCAGTAGCGGTGAGTTCGCTGGTTGGTTTGATTCTGAGTTCAAGGATGAATTCCTCGAAAAGCAACGTTCTGGGTTTTGTGTTTCATACGAAGACCAGCAAGACCTCAACAGGTATTTGGGTTTGCCTGAAGGTTCAGTGTTTTTGAGAGATTCAGACGGTGGGGCGAGTTTAGAGAACCGTAAGTTCTTTTTCCATGAAGAGTTCTGTTTTCTGGAAGACAAAGATGGTAAGTTTCGCACAAGAACTGTGTTTCCTGTTACAGAGCGTGATGGAAACACAGAACAGACCCGTTATTCAGTCAGGATAGAGGGGGACACAAATCTTCTTGGGATTCTGAATGATTGGTCGCTTGGTGTGGTAGCTATGCCGAGAGTTGGTGCTGTCAAACTTCCTGTAGCGAAAAAACAGACTCCCATAGGTGACACACTGTCTCCGAAACTATTCGAAACCAGCACAGTTACGGTTTCCCCAGGAATGACTGGAGGATTCGCCTTCGAAGGTTACACAGACTCAAAGGTTTACGAAAAATGGGAAGGGTGGAAATGCTTCTGAGAGTTAAGGAACTTGAACAAAGTTTCGTTCCAATCTTCAAGAATGCATATCCCGAATCCCCCAACGTTATTGAGACTTTCAAGATTCTATGCGAAGAACTTGAACTGAAGTTTGTGAGGGCTGAAATCTTCTCTGGGTATCGGTTGGACAGCCAGAACAGGGTTGTTTACGGGTTTCACCCGTGTAACGACACAGAGTTGCTCATCTTCCTGTTTTGTGTGATTGGGCAAACGACGACATGCCTTAACCGAACAAAAGCCATCGTTGACATGATTTTGAAGAATCTAAAGATTTCCAGATACTCGCCAGAACTCTATAATAGGATGTTTGCATGAACGTAGATTATCGGAAGAGGGTTGTCCAAGAAGCTGTTGAAACTGCTGTGATTGCAGACACAATCGGGTTTGGGTTGAATGGTTATGGCATTGCAGACAGACCAGCGTTGCTGAAAGCCTCTATGTCACGAAGCCTGTTTCCGGTGAACAAGAAAAACGCATCACTCACTGGTGTACCGAGCCACAACGCTTTGGTGTTGGTCAACGCGCTGGACGCTTTATGCAGAGCCACCACACCGGAAATGTTCAAGTTCAAGGTGCAAGAAGTCTCTTCAGATTTCAAAAATCTCGATCTGTCGTTCGGTATTGCGGGGGCTGTCGGTTGCGTAGCCGGGGTACGCGGCGTCAGTAAAGATGAGATTTACGCGCTTCTGACACAGTTGAAAGACATCATGCGATTGCGCGAAGACGCCTTCGAAGCGATGCTTGCAATCTCTGTGTTGCTTGAGATTCTGATTCGTGAAGGGTTTATTTGCGCCTCGCATGTCCATGAACTGGTCACGGTGTTCAGAGGAAGGAAGGGGCAGTTGGCGGCAAGCTTGAACTATATTGTTCAGCACCGCTTCGACAAGGAGTTCATTTGTGGTCAGAAGCCTGACCCATCAATGCTTCAAAACCTGACATACCACGAAGTTCTGGTCATCAAGATTGTGTTTTGGATGATGGGCATATCCACCGCTTGGGGGAAGAAACCCCGTGGGGTGATGGACATGATAGTTCGAAATGAAACGGGTCAACTGCACGACATTCTGTTTCTGTACGGGCTTGTTTGCGGTTGTTCAGAGCATGGATACGCACTTTTTCACAAGGATTTTCACGATACGCTTGAAGAAGCTGGTAAACTTAGAATTGCTTTGAGGCGTCTCAGAGAACGGACCACGGATGATTGACGAAACACTCGCATTAGAGAACATGGTTAGTAATGGCGCGTCCATTACAGAGATTGCAGATGCGTTCGGGATTACGTATAACGCGGCAAGGAAACGACGGAAACGCGCTATGAAGAGGCTTGCGGCACAACAGCAAGACCAACCCAAGACGGTTCAAGAAGCAATCGTTGAGGATGCCACACGACGTAAACTTAGCTCTGAGCTATCAACGCTGAGAGCGAAGTACGCGCACATGCTTGAAGAGAACGAGCAGATACGCGATTTGCTTGATGCCAAAACAGAAGTGTTGGCAACACCAATCAATATCCAACGAATGCGGTCGTTTGCAGATGATGACAGCGAGGTGTGCGCCGTTATCGTTGCTTCCGATTGGCACATGGAAGAGCGTGTGGATGCCAAAAGCGTCAACCACCTGAATGAGTTCAATTTGAAGATTGCGAAACAACGCATCGAACGGTTTTGGTCGAATTCTGCAAAGTTGCTCAACCTTTATGCGGCTTCTTCGAAGATGAATCAAGCTGTCGTCGCGCTTCTCGGTGACTTTATCTCAGGAAACATCCATGAGGAGTTGCTCGAAAGCACAGAGCTTGCACCAGTCGAAGCGGCAATTGCAGTTAAAGATCAGATTGTTTCAGGGTTAACCCACCTACTGCACGAAACCAAGATCAAGAAGTTCAAGGTTCAGTGCCACGTAGGTAACCACAGTCGAATTACCAAGAAGTGTAGGTCTGGGTCAGAACTTGGAAACTCGCTTGAACTCTTCATCTATTCAGCAATCGCTGAATACTTCCGAAACGAACCACGAATTGAAGTTTGTATCGCGGAATCGTATCATTCCTATGTCAAACTGTTCGACACGACTGTGCGTTTCCACCACGGTCATTCTGTAAACTATTACGGTGGTGTCGGTGGTCTGACTATCCCTGTGAACAAAGCGATTTCGCAATGGAACAAGGGTGTACGCGCAGACCTGGATGTCTTTGGGCATTTCCACCAGAAGATGCACGGCGGCAAGTTTATCGTCAACGGGTCTTTGATTGGTTACAATGCCTTTGCCCTAAGAATTAAGGCAGAGTTTGAGCCACCGTCGCAGACATTCTTCTTGGTTGACGCAAGACATGGAGTAACAGTTCATACGCCGATCTTTTTGGCGTAGAATACTGTAGGCAATGTCTTTTTGGAAAGATTTCTGGCAAAAGATGCTTCCCTACAAAGAGGAAGCATTGGGGCAGGGCGGTAATCCAACCGCCCCGTTCACAGTATCAGGTGACAGTCCCCCAGCAGAAATGGCGGTTATTGACGCCGAAGACCGCGCAAAGGCGTACAACCTCTGTGCGTTGGTGTATCTTGGGGTTAGTATTCGGTGCAACCTTATTGCATCGCTACCAGCAAAGCTGTATGTCAGATACAACAATGGTAAGAAAACTGAGGTTACAGAAGGTCCCATCTATGATCTTCTCAAAATGCCGTCGAAAGATTTGACGTTTTCTCAGACGATCTACCATTTTGCCGCTTACAACGCACTACATGGTCTTGGAGCGTTGGCGGTTGAGAAGAACTCTAAGGGGGAACCGCAGATTGTACCGCTTGACCCGCGTTTTTTGAGTCCTGTACCCGCTTCTGACGATCAACGTTACCGTGGTTACGTTTACAAACCAAACAAGACGCCTATTCCTTACACGCGAGATCAGTTGATTCTGTGGAAATCGTTCAACCCCGAAGACTTGTACTACGGAGCAACAGCGACCGCAACCGTCCAGAACGAAATCAATACCTACCTCAACGCAAACAAGTTCACACGCGACCATTTCGGCGCGGGTGGAGTCGGTATCGGTGTCTTAAAACACCCTAAGAATGCTGACAAAGCGAAGTTGCTTGAGATTAAGCGTGACTGGAACAAGCGGAATCTTACATCCAGCAAGCTGATAACCGTTTCAACCGAAGAGGGTTGGGAGTTAGAGTTTGCAGACAAGATGCTTCTTGACCCAGAAAAGATGATCGGCGCAAGCCGAGAGTCTGTCTTGAATGCGTTTGGTCTTCCGTTGACGCTTCTCAATCCAGAAAAGGGAACAGCTTTTCAAGAAGCGGAAACATTCTTCTGGACTACGCAAGTTCTTCCCGCTGTCAATACGATTGAAGAGCTAATCAACAATGCCCTGATCGGACCGCTTGCAAAGATCGGAGATCGTGACAGAGGGCGTTTCGTATTTGAGTTTGATAGAAGCCAAGTACCCGCGCTTCAAAACGCACAGATTCAGATGACCAAGCAAGACATTGCTTTGATGAATCTTGGTGCAATGACTGTTAACGAATGGAGAGCGCAACGAGATATGCCGCTCTATTCTGGCGACCTTGGCGAGTTTGGGGACTTACCCCTACCTGTTTACAACATTAAGCATGGTGGTAAGAATGTGGCGTCGGACAATCTCAACACCCCAGGCGTTGAAGGTGGGCGAGATCAGACGCCAACTGGCGAAGACGAATTGATAGATCAGACCGGAAAGAGGTAGTCATTAAAATGGGACAAGAGGCGACTATAATGAGTGGTAGCGTGGAAGATTTGGGACAACAGAATGTAGCGAAGAACTTCATCCTGCCTGGGGGTAACGTCTTTGCCAAGTCCGAAGGGAACGGCAATGATATGCTTATCTCCGGTTATGCTTCGACAAAAGGGCTTGACCTATCAAGAGAAGTAGTTGAACCGCAGTCTGTACTGAAGCACCTTGACGTTTACAAACGGGCTGGTCGGATGTGGTGGAACCACAGTTCAAGCCAACCTATCGGTAAAGTTCTTGAAATTGATGTTGACGAGAACGGCATTCGCATTGATACTGCGAAACTGACAGACATTGAGTTCAACAGAAAGTGGTTGTATCCGCTTATCAAGGATGGGGCTGTGTCAGAGTTCTCTATTCAGTTCCAATCGCTGAAAGGCGAGTATCGGAAAGGCGTCTACGTACACACTGACATTTACCTGATCGAATGCAGTGTTGTCTCTGTAGCCTGTAACCCAGAAGCGGTTATCACAGGTGTCAAATCCCTTGTCCCTTACGATAAGTGGATGGCTGACAACATTGTTGATATTGCCGCAATGAAACGACTTGTAGACGAGGGCGGTATTGAGCTTGATACGAAGAAAGTTTTTCAGATGTCAGGTCTGAAAGAAGAAGAGAAAATGGATACGAAGACTCCTCCCAGCATCCAAGACACTCCGGTTGCACCGGATTTTTCCGATGTGCGAGTCCACGACCTGTCGCTGAATAGCGATTGGGAGGGCGAACCCATCGCGTTGAGCAAAGCAAACCCGAACTATTCGGAGATTGCGAAACAAATGCACCTCGCACAGTCTGAGTCTCGCGGCTCATTCCTGTTCCAGATCGGTGATGCCACCGAAAAGGGTGTAAAATACGATTTCGATAAAGTCGCTGTCTCGTTGCTTACTATTCTTGGTGGGCGCGGGTCTGCAAACTTTATGCCAGAAGACGAGCGAATGAAGGCTTTGTCGAACATCAAGGAGCTTTACCTGCTTTTGGGCAAGAGCTTCCCGATGTACGGCGACGTGAACATCTTTGACTTGTCTCCGAAGATTGTGAAGAGCCTTCGATTGAAGAACATCAAGTTTGCCCATGACGAGCAGACGGTGTTTTCAAAGAGCATCTTCAGCGGCAATGTAGAGAACGTTAAGAACTACCTTCAATCGGTTAGCGAAGACAAGGATTTGCTTACTGAGGCGTTGAATTCGCTGAAGGGTGTTTATGGCGATGTTTCAGTCTCGTTCTACGCCTATCCGCGTAGTGCAGAAGACTTCGATTTCGTTATGAACCTCATCAATCAGTATCAGACCTATCTTCTTGGTGAAGCCGATGAGGAAGCCTCAGAACTACGAAGTTTTGAGGAGTTCTTGAAGACTGTCAACTTTGAGAAGCAGACTGACCCAGGTGATGAACAACCAGAACCGGCTCAAGAACCCACAGAAGAGGAACCCACAAAAGAGGAACCGACTGCTGATGGCGAAGAAGAGCCGAATGAGGTTGACGAGCCAGAAGAGGGTGTCGAAGACGACGAAGGAGTCACCGAAGACCCCGAAGTTGAGAAGGCTCTGCGTGAAGCTTTTGGTATCGAAAAAGACTATTCTGAAGACGAGTTGCTTGACGAAATCAGCAAAATCTTGGAGTAGAAAAACTTTTTTCGCTAAAGTAGTCAAAAACAGCAACCCTGCGGTTACAATAGTGATCGCAGGGTTGCTGGCTATTTGGAAGACCCATTCCGTCGAAAGGCGAAGAAACCTGCGCTAAGGAAAACCCAAATGAGCAAGCCTCTAACGGTAAAAGAACTCGCAAGCAAGACAGGATTTGAGAACCCGATGGAAATGATCGCGGCTCTCAAGGAATTGAAGGCTATGAAGGCTGGTGCGGCTGACCCCGCTACCAAAGAAGCGGCTGAAGCGGCAATCGCAAAGACTGCCGAGCAGATCGCAAAAGTTCACGCAGATGAGCGCAACGCCGCTGAACTCAATGAGATTCAGGCGATGCAGAAGCGCAACCTGAAGTCCATTTTTGACGCGGCTACCCCTGAAGAGCAGGAGTCGCTTGTCAAGAGTTGGCAGACCGAATTCCCCAACGCAGACATCATGCTTGAGCTTACTGGCGGTGCATTCCAGAAAGCCATGCTTCAGCCTGTCGTTAAGGGTGCCCCCGGTGCTGACGTTCGTGAAGCCCTCCACAAGATCAATGACATGGCTCTGACCATGACGATGATCTCCGGTGGTCTAAAGGAGCATTCCGAGCCGAGCCGACAGAAGTGGGAGTCGAGCGTTGCACGACTCAAGCAGTCCGACCTCTTCCCTGCGCCTCTCGTTGAAGCCTACCGCAAAGCGGCGGCTGATGCTTGGGACACGGCTGATGCTGGTCAGGGTGCTGAGTTGCTTCCGACGATTCTTAGCCGAACCGCTATCGAAGCGATCTACCTTGGTCTTCGTGTTGCCCCTCTCTTTGAGCGGTTCACGATGCCAGCGAAGACGTTCAAGAAACCCGGTCTGACTGGTCGTGCCCGTGCAGGACTTATGTCTGAGGCTACTTCGGACGCGCATTTCTACACCAACCGTGCCCCGCAGAACATGCGCGGTACGCGAGAAATGACCTACGTTGCCCAGAAGTTGGGTGTGTCGCAGTTTTTCAGCTACGAAATTGAAGACGATGCTGTTATCCCGCTGGCTGAGACGATTCTCAATGCCGCGAGTGACGGTATGGGTGCTTCGGTTGAAGATGCCCTCATCAACGGTGTCCGCGAGGTGTACAACACCTTGGACAACGCTGGTGGTTCCGGTAACGAGCTTTGGGCTGATACCACTGCCGCTCTTGGTCGTGACGCTTGGGACGGTCTGCGAAAGACGATTGCGTCAGGACAGAAGACTGCCGCCGCGTCTTTGACGACTGCCTCGTTGCGAACCGCTCGTTCTACGATGGGACGCTACGGTGTTGACCCTGACAAGTTGGCATGGATTGTTTCGACCGTTACTTGGATTGACGTTCTTGACCTCGCAGAGGTTGTGACGATTGACAAATATGGTCCGAACGCAACCATCCACAAGGGTGAGATCGGTAAGATTGATGGCATTCCGATTATCATATCGGAGTACATCTACACCAACCTTAACGCTTCCGGTGTGTACGACAACGCGACCACGACTAAAACCGTGGCAGTGCTTGTCTACCGACCTGCGTTCAAGATCGGTGACCGGAAAATCTACAAGATTGAGCAGGACGTGTCGGTTACGGCACAGCAGAAGGCATTCGTCGCCACTTGGCGCGGTGACTTCCGCAACGAGTATAGCGGTGAGGCGATTGTCGCCAACCTCTACAACCTGCCCGGTACGTAGTCGGTAACTGCCTTGCGCTAACAAGGCAGTAGGAAATAAGGAAGGCTGGGGTTCTCCCAGCCTTTCTAATTTCAGATGCTATAATGGATGTAGCTGTGGGACAAGTCGTAAATCATGAG